ATAGACAAACCGCAGCCGAAGCCCGCGCCGCCGCTCCCATTCGCCGGGGGTGATCCTACCACCGCGCAGGCCACGACCTGCAGCAGGCGTAGGGATTGCCAGCCAGAAACCGTCCTTCGAGCGGATCAACGGCCCGGTCTCATGCGCCCCGATGATCTGGGGCGCCTTCGACCAGACCAGCGCAGCTGCTTTCAAGCTTTCGCCGGTTTTCGGATAGGTCTGGCTTCGGATCGAATTCGACAATCGCCGACCAAGGCCTGCTTGCGTGATCTGCTCGCGCCATGCGGTTTTCAGGTCCGTGCCAGCTTCTTGCATAGCCGTTGTCACAGCCTTTTCGCCGGCTTCAATCTCGGCCGCCATCACGGCGACGAGGCGGGGTGTGATGTCGAGGCCAAGCTTCATGCGGGGGTCAGTTCAATCGTCCAAATGAGCCGCTCACGATCCCGCCGCGGCTCACCCTGGATCAGGAAAGTTTCCTCGCTGATCAGGATCTGCTCTTGCGGGCGTGGTTCCGGAATATCCGCCACCCGAACATCGATCCGGGTGGTGTCAGATATGAGCCGCGCAGCCCCGAACTCAGTGATCTCGTCAGGACGGCGCAGAATACCGCGCGCTCGGGTGAACTGCCCCTCGCTGTCCCGATGCCAGATATCAACCGAGAGGTTGGCATCAAGGAACAGCACCCCGAGCGCATCAGCGAAGGCGCTCATCAGGTGCGCTTGGCCGAGCGCAGGACTTGCGGCCGGGTGCAGATCGGCAGCGGGTTGCTTTCGATTTCGAGACGCACCCATTCATCGCGATCGCGATCGGGGATCATGCGGGCATAGAGCGGCAGACCCAGAGTATTTACCGTCTCGAACGTGTCGGCCGGGGCGTAGTAGATCTCGAAGAGCCCCTCGACGCCTTCGGGATAGAAATACGCCTTGTCAGTCGGCACCCCGAAGCCAAGCCCGCCCCGATAGCGACGGAAGGTGATGCCGCCAAAGCTGACCTCTTCGCCCACGCGGCCGCGCAGATCTGCCGCCGCGGCGGTATTCAGATAGGTCTCGCGCACCTCCTTGTGCGCCACGAGATCGGCGAAGAAGGCCGAGCCGCATTCAGCGCGGAGCTGCACCTGACCGGCGGCCAGCCCGCCAAGGCTGTCCTCAACGCTTTCGATCATCGCTTGGCAGCGTTTGCGTAGCGCCCCCGAGGCAGGGGTTGCATTGTCGAGATCAAAATCGACCTCGGCCGCCGGCGTGATGCCGAACTCTGTGTAGTAATTGATGACCGTGGCCCCATCCTTTGGGTCCTTAACCAGGCCCTGAATGCCGTTGAAAAGGTGGAACTCGAAGGTCGCCTCGGCGTCGTTGCGCAGTCGCGCCATTTTGCGAGCGACCTCAGTTTGCACCTGTTGGGTGGCAGTATCAGAGCCGAAGTCACGGATGCCCTGGATCTCGGAGGCCCAAAGCACATCCTGCTTTTTGAACTGGCGGCAGACGAAGGCGCGCATATCGCGGCGCTCTGGCACTTGTTGCTCATAGGCCGAACCACGTTCCGAGAACGGGATCAGCGACAGCGTACCATCGCGGCTTTCGATCATCACGGTGCGCTGGCGCACCCCGCGCGAGCCAAAGAGGTCGGAGCCTGAGAGGATCGCCGGTTTGAAGGGAATGTTTTCAAGTGCACGGGTGAGCTCGATAATGCTGAAGGCGTCGCCTTCAAAGATGTCCATGGTTGCCATGTGTGGGGGTCCTTATTTCAGAGGCTCAGCGCAGAATGATGCCGAGCGAAGCAAGCGCATTAGTGGCCGCGGTGATCTGGGCCTCGGTCGCGCCCTCGGGCCAGACGAGCTCGTGGCGGTTGACGATGGCAGGGCCGCGCAGGAGCGCGACGCTCGGGGCATCGGCGTCACTCGCGTCACCCCCGGCCCATAGAATGCCAGCGGCGTTTTGACTGCCGTTCGTCGCAGTCGGTGTGAACCCGGTGTATTTGCCGCCCGTTGTAATCTTCCCAAGCACGGTGCCGGGCGCGAGCTTTCCGGCTCCGGAGGAGATGGTCACGGTTTCTCGGGTGTAATCGCGCAGGACTTCCCAGACGAGGAAGCCGCCCGCGTGTTTGCCTTCAGTGAGCGTGGTCATGGACGCTTATCCTTTCGTCTTGAAAGTACGGGCGATCACATCGCCCCAGGGATTTATGGTAGCCGCGCGCCCAGGCTGGGCATGGGCGGCGGTGATATCAGGGGTGTTCTCCGCCTTGGCGGCAAGAAGACGGCTCCGGACATCATCGAGGCTGGCATCCTCTTCAAGGAAGCGTCCCGCCATCTGTGGCTGGCCCGCAAGGCGGCAGAGATCGATTACCGCCCGCGCATGGGCAATGGCCTCGGCACGGATGGCACCGGCATCCTGCGCAGTGTTGGCGACCGCAACACTGCTCTCAGACGGGCTGGATGGGCGGGTGTTCTCGTCGGAAACACCCAAACCCGCCCCATCCGCGTCAGAAATGGTGACAGCAATTGACGTAGCTTCACCCGTCAGGGGCTTGACATGGCCAAGATCACCATCGTCGGCGTCGCCGTTGGAATGGTCATCGCCTTCACGCGCCGCTTCGGCCAACTCAGGCGGAGCATTGCGGAACCGCGCCACATCGAAGGAGGCGGCGATTTTCACAGGCTCGGCAATGCGGTCGATGAACCCAAAGTCCAGCGCATCCTTAGCATCAAGCCAAGTCTCCGCTGCCATCAGGGCGGCAATATCATCATCGGTTTTGCTTGATTTCGCGGCATAGCCTTGGATCAAGCTGCCTTTGACCTTATCGAGCGCTTTAGCTGTGGACCGCATGTCTTCGGCCGTGCCCATCACTAGCCCGGATGGATCATGGATCATCAGGAAGGCGTTTTCCGGCATGACGATCTCGTCGCCCGCCATGGCAATGTAGCTCGCAGCAGAGGCCGCGATGCCGTCGATCCAGACAGTGATCTCACTCTCATGCCGCTGCAGGGCGTTGAAGATGGCCACGGCGTCAAAGACCGACCCACCCGGGCTATTGAGCCGCAAATCGATCGGAACCCCGTCGGGCAGCGCGCCGAGTTCAGCCAAAAAACCCTTTGCAGTGACGCCATAGGCGCCGATTTCGTCATAGATCAGCACTTCCGCCCCGGTGCCCCGGGCGCGGATTTCGTACCAGCTTTTCATCAGATCACTCCTGTGGATTGTTGCGACCGGTCCCTTTCGGACCGTCGCCATTGCCGGCCTCAGTATCGTCGTTGGAGTCGGGCTGTCGCATCGGCGTCGCTCGTGCCCCCTGCGTCTCACCGGGGCCAGAGCGGTAGGTCAGGCCCAAGTCTGCTGCGCGTTTCGCGTCCGACGCATTTTCCCAATCGACCTCTTCAATGTCGTAGCCCGTCGCCTCGACAACCTTACGGCGTGACGTGAGGCCTGCGTCCATCGCCAGCACCTGCGCCTGAATATCTTTGAGCGGATCGACCCAGTCCCAACGCGGCGGGATCCATTGCACAGGCCACGCAATAACCGGATCTGCCTCCAACGCGCCCGAGAGCACGGCTGTTTCCAGCCAACGCCGCCAGATTGGGCGACAAAGCTGATGGGCAATGACTCCGTGCTGCAACTGACCGATGCGCCGCCGGAACTCGACCAGTTCGGCCCGAAGGCTTGAGTAGTTCGCCTGCCGGACATCGCCGGTGACAAGGTGATAGGGCAGCCCCAGCGAGGCCGAGACCGCGAGCAACGTGCGGTACTGGAATGCCTCATACCCGCCGCCAACATCAGCCGGGCTCGAGAACTTCACATCCTCACCCGGCAGCAGAACCTGCATCGTGCCAGGCTCAAGGCTGGCGAGTGCGGCGCCATCAAGATCGGCTTCGCCTTCGCCCATCATCGGATCTTCAGGCGCGGTCTTGGTGATGAATCCCGCGAACATTGCAGCCGTCTTTTTGCGGTCAAGCTCGGCGTCATCATATTGGTCCAGCAAAAAGAGGCGCACCATGGCCGGGGCGATATGTGGCAGGCCCCGGATCTGGCCCGCATCAATGGGGCGGTAGATGTGCAGCACCTCGTCGGCCGGCACGCGTACCGTTTCGGGCACTGCCACCCGCTGATCGGTGCTGTCGCCCGGATGGCGGCGGCGAAAGTGATAGGCCACCCGCCGCCCAATCAGGTCGAATTCGATCCCGCAGCGGATGCGATTGCCGTTCGGATCCGTCTCGATCTTCTCGAAAGGCAGCATCTCCGACTGCAGAAGCTGCAACTGCAGCGGCACCAGCAATCCATCCTCCGCCCGCCGTGGCCTCATCCGCACGAAACACTCGCCCGCGACAAACATCTCGCGAGCGACCA